TACCCGTTATATAACCATTATTAATAATTGCAGTAGCAATACCAGTAAAATAAGTTGCATTCTTACCTTGTGAACTAATTCCAACATTTACAGTTTGAATTCCTGACCTATATCCAGAACCACTATTTCCAATACTGATTGATGCAATTGTTCCAAGACCAGAAATTACTGCAGTTGCACCCGCAGCAACTAATGGTTGATATCCAAATCCTTCAGTAGAACCTACAGAAACTATAATACCTCCAACTGGGAATGTTGATATACCTATATCATTCTTAATTGTTCTTGCATTTCCAACAAATGAGATAGTAGTAATTCCAGAAGAATCCTCAACTGTATAATCATAAGTTTCCCCTCTTCCTTGAACAACACCGTTGATTAGAATTAAACCACCTGTAGATATTCCCACAAAGTCTGATCCATTTACTTTTAAATCAAAGTTATTTCTAACACCATTAAATTCATTAGAAATATTATCAATAATGTAATTTGAATAATATGCCTCGTTAGATCCACCAGTAATTCCAGAACGCATAAACATTCTACCTTGGAAACTATATCCAGTAGAAATACCAGTCCAATCTCTATCATCTGGGTTATTAGTATCACTACTCATTGGAGTATTTCCAACTGGAGCATCGACAAAGTTTAAAGTATTTTCAACAATATTATAAGCACCAACAACCTTAGTTACAACAGTATCAGTGGCATATCCTGCAAGTGGAGTTCCCATCCACCCTCTATCAACCCTAATACCATTAGATACACCAACACCAATTTCTGTAATTTGTACAATTTCACCAGTAGTACCAGCACCAAGTCTAACTAAATCTTCAGCAAAGAATGAGGTAATTCCACTAAAGTAGAAAATATCATCAGTAGTGAATACAATATTAGAAAGATGAGAAGTAACTGCTGTTGCAACAACTGGTGACTGAATAACATTATCAAGAGCAAGAACAACTTTAGAATTTTGATTAGTTGATACAAATCTATGAGATGAACCAATACCAACACTAGTAAAGTCTAATGCTTCTGGTATTACTTTAAGAGCATTTTCAGCACTAGATGCTAACTTAATAGTATCATCATTAATCTTAATTACATATACATCGCCAGGTACCTTATCAGTCGTACCTATTCCTACAAAGGATGTAGAAGCAATTCCAATTGCCTGTGTAGCACCTATACCTGCATGAATATACTTAACTTGTTCACCACTAACAAAGAAGTGATTTGGTAGAGTTATAGTGCTTGATCCTACACTTACAACAGTAGAAGCATTACCAACAAAGTCTCTATTAAAGATATCTTCATTATTATGAGTTAATGGGAATGATCTCTTAATATCATTAAGAGTTCCTCTATAAGTACCATAATTTGTTTCAATAGTACCGTTATTAAACTCAATAGTATCTTTATCATCATCCTGAATCTTTAATGCATTCATATAGGTATTAACCTGACAAGCAATATTTGCATTTGGTGTAAATGTAATCTCACAGTAAGAAACACCACCTTGATTCTTTTGTAATCTACTTCCAACAGTTCCTAATCCAGAAAGAGTTTCTATATTAGCCCATTCAGTATCATAAGCAGTTCCAATTCCACTTTCTTCACTATAGTCTTCCATAACGAAGAATTCTGACAATTGATGTTCATTATTTGTAGTATCAGTGGCTTGTATTAAAACATATGCACCATCATAACCATCAACTTCGGGATTAAATTGAGTTGGGAAACTTGCAATACCAACAGGAACAGGAGATCCAGAAGAAGAAATTGTATTAGCTCTTGCCTCAAGAAGAGCATGTTTCATACTAACAGTTCCAATTCCAGTAGTAGTATTTCCAATTGCTACTTGCATAGTATTAACTATACATGTGGTTCCAATTCCAGTATTTGGATGGAAATCAACCTTAACAGTTCCACTCTCAATATAAGCAGAGTATGTTCCAAATCCTTGAGCAACGTTTGCAGAACTGGTAACCATTTCACCATATTCTAAAATATCTACCTCACTTCCATCATGAAGTAAATTAATCTCTTCAAATTCCCAATCTTCACTGTTAATAGTTTCTCCATCACCACCAGCATCAGGTGTGACACTAACCAAAATCTTAGCAGAACGATATGTTGTACCAAAACCTACAACTGTAGTAGTTGTAGCAGCTGCAACTTTTGTGCTTGATGAGTCAATATAAACACATCCAAGACTTGTAGTACCTATACCGAGATAATTATCATCTAAATTATATGCCAAAGTAGTAACATAATAATCATTCTTCTTAAATCTTGTTGGATAGAATAATACTTGACCCTCTGTACCAGAAATTTGGAAATCAAATGTACCTAAATCATAAACATTATCAATCTTTGCATATTGGTTAATATAACCAAAAGTACCATCATGCATAAGATCAACTATCATTAATTGTCTCTGCCCTGTATATCTTTGGTCTTTAATTAATGCAAAATATTTTCTTGCTCTATGTGCTGATAAATCAAATGTATCAATTATACTATAAACAGTTGGTCTAGGATTACTATTAAATGTACCACTCATATCATCTATAGTAAGAACCCTATTACTTTGAGATTCTGCATAATCACTAAGAATTCTATTTTCAAATATAACTTCATCTGATATAAGTCCAGCAGAACCATTTCTAGAATTTTCTTTAACTAAATCAAAGTCTGATACAGAATGCATACTAACAGCAGAGAATAAATCATGAATAGCACTAACAGAGGTTACTTCAGTAGATAACCCAACAGATTCTGAAGGATCATCAACCTTAGTTTCTATCTGAAGATCAGAGAATTTTCTAAATCCTAAAGCATGGTTTAATGAACTAACTGGATCATTCCAAGTATCAAAATCAATTCTAGATTTTATAGAATATGAGAAATTTTGATAATAAAGACTATCTTCTATCTTTTGTAAGGGATAATTTAACACTCCAGAATCAGTTTCCCAACCATGATATCTCTTATTAAAAGCACTATAACTTAAATCAGCAGGATAAGTTTCTATATTATCAGCACGTCCATGAACATGAGATGCACTTCCAATAATAACCTTATCTTTTTCAAATTTCTCAATAGTAGATATCTTCAATAATCCAACTTTCCTATCCCATCTATCAACAATACCACTTATAGGTACTCCAAATTGATCAGTTGAGGTTACTTCCTCTCCTTGTAAATAATCAGCAGGTTTAACAGAAATATTAAAGATAGGAAAATGCTTCTGAGGGATAACTCTTCCTGCAGAAGTAGGTCCATCATAAACTCCAGGAGTCTCTCCATCATCTAAATGATCTGAAAGACTATATGCAATAGTTCCAATTCCTCCAATATTTTCATCAACTGCATTTATAGTAAACAATTTGTAATTATAATCTGCTGAATTATATCCAGTTCCAGTAGAACCTAATCCTACACTTACATTCTCAACTAAAATTTTATCACCTAATGCAAATGGGAAAGTTC